GGTAGATTTATCGAAACTTAGTAACTCAAATATCCTTTTAACAGTTAAATCTTCTCTTTTACGGTTACATCGTCTTCGCGCTGGTTTAGCCATCGTCTTCTTCCTCGTACATTGAGCTATTCGGATCGCTCATCAGTTCTGCGCAGCAGTGCTCACACACGTGAACTTCCAGCATATACAGCTTCTGGCCGCAGTTAGCGCACGTTAAAGCCCGCTCGACGCTTTCTTTCTGGTATTGGAGGGATTGGGATGGGCTAAGCATTATTGGCGTCCTGCATCATGAGAAAGACAATCATGGCGGCGCGGAGAGGTCTGGTATCAAATATTGGGCTTACGCCTTTTGCATCCACACACCATTCAGTTAACTGGTCTAAGATAGAAATCCTGTGTTTCTCAATAATCGGCCATGAGGCACTCGGATCATTGCAGTAGTCAGGTAAATGGTTTAATGGCTCAAAAGTTGTATCAGCGTTTCCGTAATACCATTTGTTGGTATTATTCCCTGACGTTTCCGGCTTACATGCCCAAAGGCCCTTAAAAATTATGTCTCCTACCATTCTGTTAATTTCAAAATCACTTAACTGTGAATAATCCATTGTCATTTCCTCGCACGATGTCTTAGCCACCGGATATCCCACAGGTGAGCCGTGTAGTTGAAGGTTTTTACGTCAGATTCTTTTGGGATTGGCTTGCGTTTATTTCTGGAGCGTTTCGTTGGAAGGTATTTGCAGTTTTCGCAGATGATGTCGGTGAAACTTCGTCGCTGTCGTCTCATTCGTACCTCCTGTCGGTAAATCTGACACCCTGACCAATAGCCCATGCTGTCGTGTACTCAATCAGACTTGCCATACGCTTCACACTCATCTGCGCGCTACTTTCGCGAATGTTGACGTATTCGCCTTCAAGCCCGGGCAAAACATCAGCTTCCTGTTTTGTTGCCACTGCATGACCGCTGATCAACAAAACCTTCCATTGTTCCGGTTTTAACCATTTGCCGCACCATTGAACCTGACGAGCGATATCCGCCAGCATCGCGTGAAATTTTGCGTTCTGGTCAAGGTTGCGCTTGTAGTCAGTAATGCGGATGGTGACTGGCTTGTCTTTATCGAGTGGTGTTGCGAGGATGGCATTTATTGCGGCTTGCTGTTGTTGCTTACTTCGGAGGAAGATTGTTTGCTTCATCGAAATTCTTCTCTTTAATTCCAGCGGCTCTGATAGCTTTCATTACTGCAATTACCGTTTTGTCACGCCCATCCTCATAACCCATCGCATAAGCACCTTCTTCACCATCTTTCCAAAAGTCGTCATTCGATTCTGGCCAGTCGATATCCAGTTCAATAGCTGCTCGCGATGCCTGCCATAAAGTCCACCACTCATTTAAGGAGTGACGAATATCCATGCTTGAAAATGCGAAGTACCTATCACCATTTCTTGCCTCGGTTATCATCTCGAATGGTAATCTCAATTTTTTGGCAACGTATTCCTCAAACTGCTTTCTTGATTCGTCCATATCACTCTCCATCGATGATTTTTTGGGTTACCAATAATATTTGATAGTCGCCATAATTATCGGTAGCAACGCGCAGACAACTGAAAACCGTAAAACAAAACCTACTCCCAATATGCGATATCCATTATTCCAGAGAACAAAACTCATCATCAGAAGGAATCCATGAAAAATCGCGACAAGAAATAAACTACAAATAAATGCATTTACCATCGGTAATTACCACTCGCTCTTAATCCAATAAAAAAGGGTTTGCTTCACTGAACACTCCTTTATTTTTTATGCCTGTAACCCCATTCTTCCAGCAACCTTGCGGCGTACCACCCAAGAAACAAAGGAAAGAACATTACAATGAGATATTCCCCGCTACGGTCAATGTTCGAAATTGACCAGATTACGATGTAACCAGTGCAGAACAGGAATATTACAAACCCCAAAAAGCTACTTCGTCGACTCATGCTCACCCCTTCACTTTGACTCCAGCAGCGCGAATCCGTCCTTCGCATTCACTAATTGCGTCGTTATAACCAAATGTGACCCCATCCTCGAAATCGGTAGAAAATGCCTCACGCTCTCTTTTTCCAGGACACTCAATCTCGATAGCTGCTCGCGATGCCTGCCACGCTTGCCAATACATCTCAACCATATTGGCGTATATTTTATTTTTAGGATCACATCCGGTGTAATTTTCAAACCATTCTTCAAACTGCTTTCTTGATTCGTCCATCGATACTTACCCTCAGTTCAACTCACAAAACGCCACGCCATTTTTGCTACAGCGACAGGCATAACACCGATAATCACCCAGACAAATGCAGCGCCAAACAACGTATACCATGGATCTTTACCGTCATTCACAAGGCGAATGTAGCTATGCAGAAAAATAAAAAACGTCAGAAGAATCCATCCAACGCCAACGAATTTGAGTGCGACGAGCATAAACTCAACCACGATTTACCCTCCCCCAAATAAAAAGGCCTGCGATTACCAGCAGGCCTGTTACAAGCTCAGTGATGTAGATGGTCATCAGAATCCTCCTTTCTTCTTGGACTGCGGTTCCTCGCGTTCACGTCGGCGCATTTCAGCAGACTGTTGGTCTGTGTCATAAATAGCGCCATTTGCCTGAATGCAATACACCGTGCCGGTATTGCCATGACGATTGAGACGAAGGATTAGTTCGGTTTCACCAGGTGGAACACTGTCATCAAAAGCGCCTTCACGATGGATCCCAACCCAATAATCGCAATCCTGTTCAATCTGCCCTGTATCTCGTGAGTCACTTGGTAATGGGCGTTTATTGGTTCGGCTTTCCAGTGCGCGGTTAAGCTGCGTCAGAAGCACAACAACGCAATCAAGCTCTTTGGCAAGGTTCTTCAGTCCTTTGGTGATCATGCCGTAAGCAAGGTCGTTGCGATCGGCCTTCTCAGCGGTCATTAGTGTCAGGTAATCGACCAGAATCATGCCAACACATCCTTTTTCTCGCTTGATTCGACGGCTTTCGCTGACGATTTGAGCCAGAGATAATCCCGGCGTGTCGTCGATGTAAAGCATGTCGATTTCACTCAAGCGATTAGCTGTTTCGATCGCCCTGTTGAAGTCACCATCGTAATCACCCTGATAGCCGTCATCAGCGTCATTTGTCGCCGGAAGGTAAAAAATATTGGGGTTAACACCTGACTTTTGCCCTACCAGTTTTTCCAGTATCTGGTCACCTGGCATTTCAAGGCTGAACATCAGAGCGGGCTTTTTCTCATGCACTGCGCAGTTGATTGCCATCTGGCTGTATAGCGTCGTTTTCCCCATCTTAGGGCGAGCGCCAATGACAAACAAAGAGCCTTTCACCAGACCTTTCGGTGACAGCATCCTGTCCAGCGATGGGATCCCTGTGCTCATTCCTCGTTGTTCGCCTGACGGGTCAAAACGCTTCTCAAGGTCGCTAACCCAGTCTTCCATGACCTCACCAAATGAGCGAAGTCCGCGACGCGATCCGGTTTTTGCATGGTCTGTCAGTTGCGTGAAAATCGCCTGAATAGCTTCGTACTTCTGCGTTGCAGTCATTCCGTTGCGGGAATAGAGCAATTCCGTCGCTTCAGTCATGCGGTTGATGGCGTAGCGTTCCATTGCGGTTTCGCGAACCTGCATTGCATAGGCAACGATGTTTGCTGCGCTTGGCGTGTTCTTTGCGATCTCAGCGATATAAGCAAAACCGCCAACAGACGCCGTTAACGATTTACGCTCCAGTTCATCGAAAAGCGTCAGGCCATCTACTGGCTTTTGCTCCCGGTGCATTCTGGTTATCTCTTCGAAAAGGATTTTGTGTGGTCGGCTGTAAAATGAATCAGGCTTCAGCATCGCCAGAACTTTCTGGACGCGCTCACTGCTGTCATCATCCAGAAGCAATCCACCAATCACCGCCTGCTCTGCCTCGATGCTATGGGGCGGCGCATAAAAATTATCGGTCATCGTGTTCACCCTCACGAACTTTCAGGTAGGTATTGTCGTTAAGCAGGAAATCAAATCCCTTTTTGTGCCAGACGGTTCCGCGTTGATGGTTTGGGCGTTCTTCGAACATCCATCGGCAATTTTCGCCTACGTAGCTCAAATAATTTCTCCAGTCCTGCATCGTGAACCCATGCCCGTCAAGCTGGCGGGTTATCACTCCGGCTTTGCGCCAGAACGTTCGGATCTGGTTTTTACGCTTGTCATTCAGTGCGCGGATTCTTGGCGCTTCAGGAAGGATTTCGTGGTAAGCATCGACAACATCCTGACAGCTGACGGAAGGTTTTTTCTTGTCAGACTTTTTGTCTGCTGTAGCACTCTCTAATACGTCAGTATTAGAGATATTATTTATATTATTGTTTATGGACAACTGTTGGACAACCGTTGGACAATCTCCGCTGAGAGCCGCACCATTACTGGTGTTTGCGTTGGACAACTGTTGGACAACCGTTGGACAATTTTTTGCCTGAAAATCGTCATATTTAACGATTGTAAACAGGCTAAATTTCTTCCCCATCGAGCAAATATTAAGCATACCTTTCGACTCAAAAGTCCGTAATAAGCTCCGAACTTTGTTGTCGGGGATGAATGTTTCTCTGACCAGCGACGGGCGTCCAGTTATCATCTGACCGCGCTCAACAGTTATCGGACCGATATCCGTATTGACGACAGTAGATTCGTGATTAGCCTTGAGGATTAAGTGAAGCCAAAGATGTACTGCCTGAGAGTCCTTATAGAGCCTGCTGTCCATAAACTGGCGGTGTATAGAGACATACCCCATACTGGATGCCTCCTGATGTTGTACAGGGTTATGCCTGTAATCAGCTAACTTAACGACGCCCATGTTTCACTCCTGCTTTGGCTAGTCTGTAAACACCAACAAGGCGCTCTGCGAACGCCCTGTTATTTGCTGCGGCTACCACTAATCCCTCAGGTGAATCAGGGTGTCGAATCTCTTCTTTTTCCTGGTATTTCTTACGACGTTTTGTCATAATTACTCCTGTGGATTGATCCAGTCTTTCTACATCAGGCCTCGAAGAATTCGCCGTTCTTCGGGGCTTTTTCTTTTGTCAGCATTCTGGCTACTTTCTTAGCCAGTTCCGCCAACTCCTCGTCTTCAACACCCCATTCAAGAACAGCCAGAAGCATTCCCATTTTTGGGATGAAGCTGTCTTTCCATCGCGAAATTTGCGATTCATTAATCCCTAACGCGTCGGCAACCTTTCGCTGACCACGTACAGCAATTCGATTCAGGATGTTGCTTGTAATTGCATTCGCTTTCTTGCGAGTACTTGTAAGTTGCATATGTAAGTATTTCCTTAACTAATAAGAAGTTATGCGCATCAACTTATGCGCGTTGTATTCCCGCATTTCGGCGGGAATGAGGACCATGACTGTTAAAGAGCGGTGTTACTATTTGTTTTTCTTGTTGCTTGGGAAAGGACGAACTTCCTCTCCAATCACACTGCCATCAGGCTTTACCGTAACCATGATGTTACGGCCTGCCAGAATGGCCTTGCTGATAGCGCACTGGATTACACCAAAGTCACTGGCTGCTTTAGCCTGTCCATGGATTTTGGCGTAATCGGCAAGTGTCATTCGAATCATATGCACTCTCCGTTATTAACCATGAACAAAGAATACTACAGGTATTCAAAGCAATCAATACTCAGGGTATTTTTAGTTTAAGTACCTTAGCTATTAGAATTAAGCTATGGAAAATAAAAAATCACTGACGACAGAACAGCTCGAAGACGCTAAGCGGCTTAAGGCTTTGTATGAGTCAAAAAAGAAAGAATTGGGAATAACCCAATACTCAATCGCTGATGAACTGGGTATCACCCAAGGAGCGGTAGGGCATTATCTTAATGGCAGAAACGCGCTAAACGTTGAGGTTGCATCTGGTTTTGCACGATTGTTGCAAGTCTCAATTGCTGATTTTAGCCAGTCAATTGCTGCCAAGGTTGCAGAACAGGCAGAAAGCCTTAAGAGCGATGCCAACGTAAGGTATGCAGGGGAATACAGAGCAGGAAAGAGGTATCCGGTGTTAAGCAGTATCCAGGCTGGCTCGTGGTGTGAAGCATGCGAACCATACACCATTAAAGACATAGATGTTTGGCTTGAGTCTGACGCGCATATTCAAGGTAATGCGTTCTGGCTTAAAGTGGAAGGTGATTCAATGACGGCACCGGTTGGGTTAAGCATTCCAGAGGGAACATTCGTTCTTTTCGATACCGGAAGGGAGGCGATCAACGGCAGCTTGGTCATAGCAAAACTTTCTGACTCTAACGAAGCAACATTCAAGAAGCTGATAATCGACGGCGGAAATAAATACCTCAAGGGACTTAATCCTGCATGGCCTCTCGTGCCAATCAATGGAAACTGCAAGATTATAGGCGTTGCAATTGAGACAAAACTCAGACTGGTTTGATCACGCAAGGGGGCGCTTATGGTTGGAACCGCTATAGCAAGCTTTTTGGGGATGTTGGCAATCTCAACAATTTACGGCTTAGCGCATGCTTTTATTGCGAAATCTCTATCAGAAAAAATAAGCCAGGCTTGGGCGCATAGATCAGCTCGTTTCATGATTCTAGTGATCATAGCAATACAAGGGATATCTGCATTTATCCTCTATGGATCAAGCTTATACCTATTGTATCAAGGCGCGACATTTACGCCTTACACCAGTGATTACGGAACCCTATACGATGGTAGTGAAGACATCTCTATGGCTTGGATCGTCTTTGGTTTATCTATGGCCGTGTCTGTTGTAGCAGACATCATTAAGGTAATTCTCGTCTTAACCTTCGCTGACTAACCCATAATCCCGGCAGCAATAGCTATCGGGATCCACTTCACATATCCCGCATAAAAAGCACTGAACAAGCAGACACCGGAAAAAATAAATATCCTTTGTATTCATTTGTTTATCATTATTTCATCAAAAATAAATACCTTGGGTATTTACACAATAAAATACCTACAGTATTCTTTAGCCATCAGCAGGACGCTGGAAGCCAAACGGAAAAGATTGGCAGGCTCTTTAACATTGATGGGATTGTCCCGCCGAAATGCGGGAACCAAAGAGTAGTTGGCTTTGGGGTGTGGTGAAGGGTTCATGGACGGGAATATGTCGCACGTAAAGCGGCGAGGCCTGCGGGACTATTGCCGAATTGAAGTCGGACGAAGCGGGTCGAAATGGGTCTCCCACCTACCACACCACCAAAGCTAATCATCTGAGGAACAGAAAATGTTAGACATCATGACCAACCCAATTCTCGGTGGTTTAGTTACCACATTCGCCATCTGCTTCGGTTTCACTATCTGGTCTGAAGTAGATGACTGGATGTGGGAACGCAAAAACAAATAATCATCGACACACAAGGATGTGTACCTTCCCGGAGGTCAACATGACAGTAGTCATTACATATCTGGCTGACGATAACGCCAGAAATCGCCGCAGAGCACGCAGACAGGCTCAACGTGAACAGGCAATGCAAGAGCAGCGACTGGCGCGAAAAATTGCGCTAAAGCTCTCTGGTTGCGTCAGAGCAGATAAAGCAGCATCACTCGGAAGCCTTCGCTGCAAGAAGGCAGAAGAAGTAGAGAGTAAACAGAATCGTATTTACTACCGCAAGCCACGCAGTGAAATGGGTGTGACTTGTGTTGGTCGCCAGAAAATGAAATTAGGCAGCAAACCACTTATTTGAGGTGAGATATGACAAAATCATGGAGCGTACCTTTTCCTGAATCAGAAACTGAACATGATGGAATGCCTGTTTTCTGGAGATTCCAGGCGACAGTTGAAGAAGATGGGATAAAAATATTCGCACTTCAATATATAGCTTTTCATCAGACAGAGCATTATGCATGGTTGGTTCCTGCGCATTGGATTGTTAATTTTAAACCAGCACCAAATCAGTGGTTACAGGAATGGAAACAAAGGAGAAATAGATATGCAATTAAGAAAGTAGCAAAAAATGCAGAAAGATCTTTTGCATTCCCAACGAAGAAACTTGCCATTGAGAGTTTATTGCGCCGGAAGAAATACCATTTAATGAGAATCAAACAAGATTTGGCTGTTGTATCAACTCTTGTTGATGGGATGAAGAATATTGATACATCAACACCAGATATTGAATATAACTTTGGACACAACCAAGAAACAGAAAACTGGGTGTTTTATTAGTACGAATAAGCACTGTGTATTCATTCCAACGAGTGAATACACGGAGCAATGTCGCTCGTAACTAAACAGGAGCCGACTTGTTCTGATTATTGGAAATCTTCTTTGCCCTCTAATGTGAGGGCAATTTTTTTGATGGAGGATATATGAGTGAAGTAACAGATTTAGTTGTTATTGAAAAAGCAAATGCAATGACTGTATTTCAGTCTGCCGACCAGATTGAAGAAATCCTTCAAAAGGTTGAACGTGAAGTTATGTCCTTTGTGCCTGATATCACAACGGCAAAGGGCAGAAAGGAGATCGCTTCTCTGGCGTATAAAGTTGCGCAGACGAAAACATATCTCGATGGTATTGGCAAAGACCTTGTTGCTGAACTTAAGGAAATTCCAAAGCTAATTGATGCCAACCGCAAGACAGTGCGTGATCGCCTTGATGAACTGAAAGCCAAGGCGCGCCAGCCTCTTACTGATTATGAGGAAGAACAGGCGCGGATTAAAGCCGAAGAAGAAGCTAAGGCAGCAGCTGAAGCTCTCGCAAAGCAAATTGAGTCTGACCATGAAATAGCGATTTTGATGGATCGCGAATTTGACCGCCAAAGAGAAGAGGCAAGACTCAAAGCGGAGCAGGAAAAGCGAGAGCATGAAGAACGATTAAAAAGAGAAGCTGAAGAGAAAGCCAGAGCAGAAGCCGAAGCAAAGGCAAAAGCCGAAATTGAAGCAGCAGCAAGGCGAGAAGCAGAAGCTAAGGCCGCAGCGGAACGTGCAGAGCGTGAACGCATTGAAGCCGAGCAACGAGCACAGCGCGAAGCAAAAGAGGCAGCAGAACGAGCTGAAAGAGAAAAGCAGGCAGCAATTGAAGCAGAACGCAGAAAAGCACAGGAGGAGGCTGAACGAACCCGTCGCGAGGCTGAAGCAAAAGAGCAAGCCAGAATAGCAGAAGAAAAAAGAATCAAGGACGAAGAAGAGCGTAGAGCAAAGGATAAAGCTCACCGGAAAGAAGTAAATAACAAAATACTTGCTGACCTTATCAAGGTTGGCGCATCAGAAGATGTTGCTAAAAATATCATAACAGCCATCGTAAAAGGCGAAGTATTCGCAACAAAAATAACCTACTAATAAAACCAACATAAGGAACCACCCATGATTTACGCAATCGCGGGAGGCGCTCGCATGGGTGCCTTCCAACTAAATGAATCTTTACTTGAACGAATCACCCGTAAATTACGTGACGGATGGAAAAGAGTTGAGGTCTTATTATGCGCAATGAAATAGCCATCAATCACCAGATGCTTCGTGCTGCACAGAACAAAGCAGTAATAGCCAGATTTATTGGTGATTCGAAAATGTGGCTTGAAGCAAATAAAGCGATGAAATCAGCTATCAACCTTCCGTGGTATCGCAGGAAATGAGTTTTACAGATAACTGGTCAGACGAAGAATTCATTCGTCAGATGAAAGAATTAATCGGTAACGAAGGAGATATTCATGTCACTTGCAACCACAGTGAAGGAGAGCAAGTTACAGAGACGCATGTACACGCAGCAGGCGTTAATGTATCGCCAGAAGGGAGATCGTGAAGGTGTTCGCGTATTTTTAAATGCGGCAAAGACTGAAGTATTAAATCAGCGTTATTTCCTTGGGCCATGTCCATTCTGAGGTGAATTATGGATTTGAATAAATTCGATGAGCCATTCAGCCCTGAAGATATCGAATGGCGAATACAGCAAAGCGGTAAAACACGCGATGGAAAGGTGTGGGCTATGGTGCTGGCTTATGTCACGAACAGGGCAATCATGAAACGCCTGGACGATGTTTGCGGCAAAGCAGGATGGCGCAATGAATACCGCGATATTCCCAACAACGGCGGAGTTGAATGCGGCATATCAATCAAGATTGATTCCGAATGGGTAACCAAATGGGATGCTGCTGAAAACACGCAGGTAGAAGCCGTCAAAGGTGGTCGTTCCGGTGCAATGAAGCGTGCTGCCGTTCAATGGGGAATCGGTCGGTATCTGTATAACCTTGAGGAAGGTTTCGCACAAACATCTCTCGATAAAAAGCAGGGATGGCACAGGGCAAAACTGAAAGATGGAACAGGATTTTACTGGCTCCCTCCATCGCTGCCGGGATGGGCAATCCCAGCATCAGATAACAAACCATCACCAGAAAATACCAACCAGAAATCTCCATCGGTTGACTGCGAACAAATCCTGAAAGACTTCAGCGATTATGCATCAACAGAAACTGACAAGAAAAAACTCATAGAACGTTATCAGCATGACTGGCAATTAATGGCTGGCAATGAGGATGCGCAGGCTAAATGCGTTCAGGTAATGAACATCAGAGTTAACGAACTAAAACAGGCGGCATAAATGGCAAGCAGAGGCGTAAATAAGGTGATTATCCTTGGTCGGGTAGGACAAGACCCGGAAGTTCGATACTCACCATCAGGAACAGCGTTCGCTAACCTGACAATAGCCACGTCAGAACAATGGCGAGATAAAAATACTGGCGAGCAAAAGGAATTGACTGAATGGCATCGTGTTGCTGTATCCGGGAAACTGGCTGAGGTCGTGGGGCAGTATGTGAAAAAAGGTGATCAGGTTTATTTCGAGGGAATGCTGAGAACCAGAAAGTGGAAAGACCAGTCAGGGCAAGACCGTTACACAACCGAGGTTCATGTCGGAATTAATGGCGTGATGCAAATGCTTGGCGGCATTGGCGACAGCAAACAACAAGCAGCCAGCAGGCAATCACAGAAACCACAGCAGCAATCATCACCAGCACAACACAACGAACCTCCGATGGATTTTGACGACGATATACCCTTTGCACCAGTAACTCTCCCCTTCCCTCGTCACGCTATTCACGCAATTTAAGGACTTACATGAATCACTTAATGGTTGACCTTGAAACAATGGGCAACGGGCCATATGCGCCAGTTATTTCTATTGGGGCGGTATTCTTTGACCCGAATACCGGAGAAACAGGAGAAGAGTTCTCGGTAAATATCTCGCTTGAGTCATCAATGCGATATCGGGCGCGTCCTGACGCTTCAACGATTTTATGGTGGATGGAACAGAGTGAAGAAGCCAGAAAATCGCTAACCAGCAACACTCAAGAGCTTTCAACGGCTCTTTCATGGTTATCTGAATTCATCATAAAGAACGCCAACCACAAACTCGTTCAGGTTTGGGGGAATGGAGCATCATTTGACTGCGTTATTCTCCGCAACAGTTATTCGCTGACAGGGCAGCCAGTTCCGTGGCAGTGGTGGAATGACCGCGACGTAAGAACAATCGTCGAACTTGGGAAGGTAATAGGATTCGATCCTAAGCGAGATATGCCATTCAAAGGAACTCGCCACAACGCGCTTGATGATGCCATCCACCAAGCCAAATACGTTTCAGCGATCTGGAAAAAGTTAGCTAAATAATCAACAGGAGAAAACCATGCCAGCGCCTCTATATGGTGCGGATGACCCGCGCCGCTGTTCCGGCAATTCCGTATCGGAGGTGCTGGATAAATTCAGAAAAAACTACGATCGAATAATGTCTCTACCGCAGGAAACGAAAGAGGAAAAGGAGTTTCGCCACTGCATATGGCTTGCAGAGAAAGAAGAACGAGAGCGAATTTACCAGACATCAATCCGACCATTCCGCAAAGCCACATATACCCACTTCCCTGAAATCGACCCGCGCCTGCGTAATTACCGCTCACGCTATGGCGCTATCAGTAATGACTGAGGAATTAACAATGAAAACAATGAAGCTAAACATCGACCTCGGAAAATACGTTATTACCGGAACAAAACACGATCTGATTCTTAGCGAAAGAGGAATTATCAAAGAAGGCGAGAATGCAGGGAAAGAAACACTAAGCCGTATCGGTTATTACAGCAAGTTTTAGCATCTGGTTAAAGAGTTATGCAACCGTGAAATCCTGTTATCTCAGGCGCAGACGCTACAGGATATTCAGCAGCATATCGAGACTTTAGGTGTGTCACTTAGCATGGCTATTGACCAGTTCGTGGAGAGTAAATCATGAGAGGTCTTGCATACAATCCCGGCATTCTTCCGGCAGAAATGATTATTCGCCAACGCGTAAAGCCAATGCCATCGAGAGAGGAATTGCTTAAGAGAAATTCTTAAGCATCAGTGAATCAAAACAAATATCTGAATGCGATGTGGCGGAGTGGGAAGAAATGAAACAAATGTCACTAATTGAGATGGATGGATTTCTGAAAGGTAAATGCATCCCAAGTGATTTAAAGGTTAACGAAACAAACGCTGAATATCTGGTGCGTAAGTTCGGTGAACTTGAATCAAAACTAGAAACAGCGTTGCGTGAGTGTCGTTCTGCTGGAATCACGATTGATAACCTTGAGGCCAAGTGCGCGGCGCTGGCTGTGGAGAATGCGGGGATGAAAGAATATCTAGCTCCAGTAGGGTTAGTGGTAGAGGGAACCCCAGCCACCGACGCCTTCCTGGCTGAAGTGCGGGCGCAGGGTGTGGAGATGGCTCGTAACGCGATGATTGATTTTGTTGATGGTGAAGTTGGGCCAAACAAGAACGTTCCGGGGCTGATTAGATGCGCAGAGATATGCGTAAGTATTGCTGCCCAGCTTCGCAAAGGAGGCAACCAATGAGCGTAATCCAGTACGTAGTTAGAGATGCAGGCACGTTTCCTGAGGATGCGTTTTTTCTCGATCCTCGACACATCGATGAGCTCATTTCTGAGTGGGAATTGGAATGCTTGTCTCAGGATGCCTCCCTTGATTATTTTGACAATCATGACGGCTTGGAATCTGACTGGCCGTTGGATATCGAGCTATTCATTGACGGTGAGAGCGTAGGTGTATTCACGGTTGAAATGGAACATGTACCTCAATTCAGCGCAAGAAAAATACCGGAGGCCGCCCAATGAGCAACATCGACAAACGCGCATTACGTCATAGCGCAGAAAGCATAATCGGCATTCTGGAAAACATTGCCGGGTTCGAACCATCTGATATCGACGGCGACTCTGTAGAGCTCCGCTTTGAAACTGAGGACGGTTTCGATACTGGTTGTGACGTTAGCATTGTTGACCAGTGCCAGAAAACCGCTGATGTAGTTCGGGCGCTGCTGGATGAGCTGGAAAGAAACCAGCAATACATCAAACGCCGCGACCAGGAGAACGAGGATATTGCGCTAACGGTAGGGAAGCTGCGTGTTGAGCTTGAAGCAGAAAAACAGCGGGCAAAAGTTCTATTTATGGAAAATGCTCGGCTTAAGTCAGGCATAGCCGGTCTGATACACCTCGGTATTCGATATGCAGATGTTGAGGTCATGAAAATTGCTGGAGATGCCCAGCTTTCTACCCCATGCACTGACAGCATCATAAACAGCATTGCAACAGGCATTCGCATCAAAGGAGAGTGATATGGATAAAAACATCACTGCCTACTGGAGTCTGTCACTTGATACCGAATGTCCCAAATGTGGTCACAATTTCGATCTGCTTTGTGATCCAGATTTCTGGGAGTTTTCTGGAGCTAAACAGGCATGTGAAGAAATAAAAGGTTACGAAACATGCTGTCCAGAATGTAACCATGAATTTAAAACAGATTTCGTGTATTGAGGCATAACAAATGACCACTATAACCAAAGAGCGACTGCTGACAATCAAGCAGTGGCGCGAAACATACGGACCGGGTAGCAACGTTGTACTGCCAGCAGAAGAAGCGGAAGAACTGGCACGGATTGCTCTGGCATCGCTGGAAGCAAAACCAATAGGTGCATTCCACATTGCAGAACAGCAAGTTGACGGCACAAGTGACTACCTCAAGGATGGAGAATGGCCTATTGATAATGGAATTATTGAGGTCTACGCCGCTCCCCCCGTTCCAGTAGTACCGGAAGAAAAACCAATGCCTAATCCTCTTAGCATGTACGCGGTTGATGCTGTTGCCGCTATTGCAGAGGTGAGAGGCTGGAACGCCTGCCGCGCCGCCATGCTTCAGTCCGGAAACTTTCGGGAAAATAAGAATTCGTCAACCAATAATTTTCGGGAAATCGCGGAAACGTCAACCAACTATCCGGTAATTCCTAGTGAAGTGTTGTCCGCAATCCTGAAGGTTGCCAAGATTCGTGCCGATTTCGATGATTTTGACGGTGACAGGCGAGGTATCGGTGATTGTCTGGATGAGGCTGAGCAAGAGCTTATCGTTACCATTAACAAATATGCCAGTCAGTTGGCAGCAGAACCTATAGCGCCTAATGACGTTCGAGAGCAGACAGCCATTCCGCAAGTTCCGGTAACTCCGGATGGTTGGATAAGCTGTAGTGAGCGAATGCCGGATAAGTTAATTCCGGTAATGGTCATGTATGAAGACGGTGAGATGTGGTCTGCAATGTGGAATGGCAATCGCTGGGATGATGGCACTGAATATCCGGATCCGCACTCAGTTACGCACTGGCGTGAAATGCCAGCAGCACCGCAGCAGGAGGTGAAGTGATGGACTCCTTCGCGAAATATACGATTATTGACTGGATAGCATTCCTTCAGGTTTTGCTCATCTGGTTTTATATGGCTTACAGGAGTGGGCAGTGGATTGTCAGTGTAGCCTGTAGCAAGGGATGGCGTTGGTGGAACCGAAAGAATAAAAAAACGCTGGCCTTGGATTCGTTTTACGAAGCATTCAATCTTAACAGTCTTCAGCCTGGTTCTGTCATTGTAGTCACCACTCAAAGCGGCATGACCATTCAGATTCATAAACCAAAAGAGGAAAAATGATGTGGCCTATATGTGTTAATTGCGGACGGATGTGCCTATCTGGATGGTGCCGAAAGTGCGACAAATGCACGAAGAAAAGACAATAACAATCCTCGCACTCGCGGGGATTTCTTTTATCTGAACTCGCTACGGCGGGTTTTGTTTTATGGAGATGATAAATGCACTTCCGAGTCACAGGTGAATGGAATGGAGAGCCATTCGACAGGGTTATCGAAGCAGAGGACATCAACGACTGCTATAACCACTGGATGATATGGGCGCAGATAGCACATGCAGACGTAACCAATATTCGAATTGAAGAACTGAAAGAACACCAAGCCGCCTGATGGCGGTTTTTTATTGGAGACAAGAAATGTCAGATTTGGCTATGAAGGTTTTGAAATGGCAATCGACTGGCGATGTCGGCATCAGTAGCGCAACTCTTGCCTCAATCGCATGTGGACTGAAAAAGAATATCTATGGTCATCACTTCGGCGCTCCACATGACGCAGCCGATTTCCGACGATGCGTTGCACTTGTTGAGCAGATCCCAGAAATCAGAGATTCATTCGACAAGGTTGCAAAGCGCGTTCCGGCATTCAAAGGCATCCTCAACGAATGGGATTCCCTCGTTGCTCTGTTGAAGTCTGAAATGAAGATACACGGAAACAAAGCACCAGAGACTTACAGAAGAATTAGCGAGTTACGCAAGGACTAACCACAGCCTCACACTCGATGAGGCCTGTTCATTTCTCAAGATATCCAGACCTGCCATTGCCGCATCAATGCGGTTTTTTTATTGCCTGATTTGCAGGTTCGATTCCCTATTCGGAGATAGCACTCATGCAACACGAACTACAGCCTGATTCACTGGTTGATTTGAAATTCATCATGGCCGATACTGGCTTCGGTAAAACCTTCATCTATGACCGGATTAAGTCCGGGGACCTGCCTAAAGCCAAAGTTATCCACGGGCGAGCAAGATGGTTATATCGTGACCATTGTGAATTCAAAAATAAGCTCTTAAGCCGCGCCAATGGGTAAAATAGCGGGTAAAATATTTCTCATATCTAAAAAACACCATTCCAATCAATCCCCTGCCTCGTCAAGTAGATGTCTGCAGGGGACACCAGATACCCTTCAAACGAAATCTACCTTCACCCCGTAAAAGATGGGTTTGGCAGCACACTTGCCTTATATCTACTCATTTTTACTGCAACAGGTTGAAATCTCAGCACTGTCAGAAAGCGCTGATGACTAAACAGCCCTGAGCCGGGCGATGTAACCATCACACAGAATCCTGATAGCGAAATATGGCGTGACTCGATACTTCACTCCGCAATGCATTCCTTGATGAATTCGCAGGACCGTGATACACGGGACAGGTCACTGAATGACGACAATGTCCTGGAAATCAGCGAACCGCGCATCTGAAGTACATTTGAGCGACTGTACCAGAACATGAATGAGGCGTTTGGATTAGGCGATTATTAGCAGGGCTAAGCATTTTACTATTATTATTTTCCGGTTGAGGGATATAGAGCTATCGACAACAACCGGAAAAAGTTTACGTCTATATTGCTGAAGGTACAGGCGTTTCCATAACTATTTGCTCGCGTTTTTTACTCAAGAAGAAAATGCCAAATAGCAACATCAGGCAGACAATACCCGAAATTGCGAAGAAAACTGTCTGGTAGCCTGCGTGGTCAAAGAGTATCCCAGTCGGCGTTGAAAGCAGCACAATCCCAAGCGAACTGGCAATTTGAAAACCAATCAGAAAGACCGTCGACGACAGGCGCTTATCAAAGTTTGCCACGCTGTATTTGAAGACGGATATGACACAAAGTGGAACCTCAATGGCATGTAACAACTTCACTAATGAAATAATCCAGGGGTTAACGAACAGCGCGCAGGAAAGGATACGCAACGCCATAATCACAACTCCGATAAGTAATGCATTTTTTGGCCCTACCCGATTCACAAAGAAAGGAATAATCGCCATGCACAGCGCTTCGAGTACCACCTGGAATGAGTTGAGATAACCATACAGGCGCGTTCCTACATCGTGTGATTCGAATAAACCTGCATAAAAGACAGGAAAAAGTTGTTGATCAAAAATGTTATAGAAAGACCACGTCCCCACAATAAATATGACGAAAACCCAGAAGTTTCGATCCTTGAAAACTGCGATAAAATCCTCTTTTTTTACCCCTCCCGCATCTGCCGCTACGCACTGGTGATCCTTATCTTTAAAACGCATGTTGATCATCATAAATACAGCGCCAAATAGCGAGACCAACCAGAAGTTGATATGGGGACTGATACTAAAAAATATGCCGGCAAAGAACGCGCCAATAGCATAGCCAAAAGATCCCCAGGCGCGCGCTGTTCCATATTCGAAATGAAAATTTCGCGCCATTTTTTCGGTGAAGCTATCAAGCAAACCGCATCCCGCCAGATACCCCAAGCCAAAAAATAGCGCCCCCAGAATTAGACCTACAGAAAAATTGCTTTGCAGTAACGGTTCATAAACGTAAATCATAAACGGTCCGGTCAAGACCAGGATGAAACTCATACACCAGATGAGCGGTTTCTTCAGACCGAGTTTATCCTGAACGATGCCGTAGAACATCATAAATAGAATGCTGGTAAACTGGTTGACCGAATAAAGTGTACCTAATTCCGTCCCTGTCAACCCTAGATGTCCTTTCAGCCAAATAGCGTATAACGACCACCACAGCGACCAGGAAATAAAAAAGAGAAATGAGTAACTGGATGCAAAACGATAGTACGCATTTCTGAATGGAATATTCAGTGCCAT